ATGTTCTCTTTGCCATTTTTTATCAGATTGCTCTCCTACTGTCTGCCCATACTTTACTTACTGGTGCTTTTCTAAATTGTTGCACAGGTAAATATACTGCAATCGCCATTTCGTCTGCGTCTATTCTTAAAAAGTTTGACCTTACGTGTCGCCACAAATATTTCTTAATCGTTGGTGTTATCATAGGTATATTTTTAAGTGTACTGTATGTTGCATTTATTCTTGTTGTATGGTCAAATTGTGTATTACTAGCATATCGTTGTATGTCTTGTAATAATCTAAACCTCATTATATATGGTAAGTAGTGAAAATTTAACCCTACAAAACCACCTTTAAATGTATCTACTGGTAAAACTAATGGGAATATATCGTAGTATGGTAATTTCTTTTTAGTTTTAGGGTCGTAAAAATACATATTCAGACGTCCTGCACTAGGTCTTTGATTTAGTTTTCCACTTCTCATAAGACCACTAGCAGTTGCCTTGCCTGCTATACTTTGGACAGCATTTCTATACCATTGTGCTGACTTTAGTACGCCTTTTTGCTTGTCTAATATGGGTTCAAATATATTTGCCATACTACTATTTATAATGAAAAAGGGCACCTATTACTAGGTGCCCTTGAAGTTTTAACGTTTTTTGAGAGAGAAAGGTTTACTCTTCGTCTGCCAATTTACTAAAATAAGACAACGTATCGTCTTCCTCACTAGCAGGTTTAGAGTTCACAACGTTAGTACTTTTCACCTTGCCATTGACCTGTTGTGGGAGGTCAACTGTTTCAACAGTTTCGGTGCTTCGTGTACCCATAATTATCCTATTCAGTTTCTCTTTGAGTTCCTCATAAGATTTAAAATTACTAGGGTCCACAAATGGTTTCAAAGGATACTGTTTCGCCCATATTGCTTTAATAGCAGTATCTTCACTTGCTACTGGCGTAACACCTTCAAATTCAGATTTGTCGTAGTTCCAATAGCCATCAACTTTTCTAATTTTTAGTTTAAAGTTTGCACCTTTCCAAAAATCAAATGGGTTGATTGCCTTTTCATCCGCAAATTGAGGTTGCATTGCTTCTGATATCTTATCAAATATCTTTTTACCAAATTTGTATAAGAAAACTTTGCCTTCATTTTCGGGATGTTTTGGATCACTAACAATATAGATGTTAGAATAGTATGATAATTTTCTTTTTCTCTTACGAGCAATATCCTTATCACTATCAACACCTGTATTCCATAATCTTGTATTATCTTCACTAACTGGATCTTTAGTATTTAAAGTTGTTAATGAATTTTCAATGTACCAACCGCCTTTGTCTTGAAATGCGTGTGACCATACTCTTTGCCAAGGCATTTCTTCGTTGTTAGACGCAGGTAAAAATCTAATAACAGCATAACCGTTACCAGTTTTATCTAACTCTGGTTTCCAAAGTCTATCGTCTTGATACTTGTTTTTGTTTGCTTGATCCTCGGGACCGAGGTTCTTTTCAAGTGCCTTTGTAATCTTATCAAAGTTACTTGATGATGATTTTAATGTTTCAAAATCCATATGTATTCTCCTTTTGTATTAACATATTCGTTGTATTTGTGTAGACTATATAATCGTCTTCATTATTATTTATACACTCACTATGTCTAATATAACATAATTAGAGCATAGAGTCAAGTGTGGTATAATCTATGTACTTCAGGTTAGGTATGCCTTTCCACTCTTCAATAGGTCCATTGACCTTATCCCTGCCATCATTATATCTATTGACCTTATAAAAATGTATGTCTGGATACCATTGGAACATAGTTCTCCATTGGTTGATCCAATTCAACCCTGGTGTTGGACTGTTATCTTTTGCTGTATAATGCTTACTACTCTTGTAGATATTATTAATCTTCTCATTTTGACTATGTAAATCGTGTCCTATTAGGTACACTTCACAAGGATTCTCTTTCTTAACTGCAACCAAACCAGCACTTGCCCCACACGCCCAACCGTGGTCTCTAGGTTCGCATACATCATCTAATGAGTGTGAATAGTCTGGTTCTTTTATCCAACTAACTTTAATTTGAGCTTGGTCAACTTTCCTTTTAAGTACTGCACCATCTGTCAATACAGATACTACACCTTTTAAATTAGAACCGTGTAAAACATATTCTTTACTATCACCACGTCCATTGGTTATAACAGCACCTTGTTCTATTGCTCTATCTAATTCTTCTTTAGGTAAACCATCTTGTATTATTGCGTCATATGTATGAGCAGGCACTTTAGTCCAATTTCTAAAATAACAAGGTATCTTTTGTGCCATACCTGCGTGATATATTTCGTGTATCATTCCGTGGTCTACACCAGTTAATACATCACATAAATTAGGGTGGTCTCTATAAATGGCATTGCAACCATATATCTTACCAAATTCTTTATACTTTAATAAATCTATACCTATTCTACTCTCACCGTTACCGATACAGAATACTCTACTAGACCTCTTTTCTTCTTTAATTTCTTTTGCCAAGTCTTCAACGTCTTCAGATATTATCATTTAAAAGTAGTTAAAATTTATATTAACTCTCCTTGTATCGTTTGTTGTAGTTGAGCTACAATGTGGAATAGTTGGATCAAAAAGCAATGCTCTATTTGCAACACTATCAACTTTAGTACCATCATCAAGTTTTGTATATCCATTGCAAGTGTTTATACTAAACAAACACGCCTTACGATTTAAAGTAGTACTACTCGGCCAATCTACGTGCATATCGTGTTCAATTAGTGTGCCTTGATTAGGATATGAATTCATTTTTACTCTTATTAAAGTACTCAAACGACATCTTTCATCTTTAAGTTCTCTTAATTTTTTCAAAACTGGATTCATTAATTCAAAAGATGTATTAAATGTTGGTCGGTCATTGTCATATAACATATGCATTGAATAAAATGTATGACCTTGTTTTTCACCTCTTCTTACTATTTCGTCATAGTGAAACCAAGGAAAATATCTACCCAATGCCTTTGCACTTAATTCCCTAAAGTCTTCTTTATCTAAAAAATTATCTATGACTTCGTAGAGTTGCATATAACCTCCATTGCCTCTAGTATTTCTGCTATAGTCCACGTACCGTTAATCTTCTTATTAAGATTTGAGTTCACTAGTTATAATCTCCTTCATTACTAATTTAGCTTTCGTCTTGTTAAATGATATAAATGGTTTCATTTTCCGCAATTTTCTGGACATATCAGTCCACACAACTTTTTCCGTAACTTGTTTATCCCAGTCTTTAATAAAACCAAGGACTGAATCAAGTATGATGGCGGTTGGGTATGAAACTTTCCGTTGAATAAGTAATCGTAGCATTCGTGGATGTTGCCCATTAACCACGCTAAAGCCATCATCAAAAGAAATGCCCCTCCTACTAAAGTCATAAACAATACTATTAATACTGCTTCGTAAACTGTAGTCAAAAGACTCAAAATATTTTCTGTACTGAAGGTAGGTTTTGTGTCCATTGTCATTTAATAAATTCCCTATCCATTTCTTACTATCGTCAATAAAATTACTTACAAAGAAATCAAGCACTTCACTTGGACTATATCTTGTAGATAACTTATAGAAGAAGTATCTATCTTTTCTTTTGGTAAATGAATCCAATGTAGCATTTACCTTTCCACTATATTTATGATAGTCATAGGTGTCTGTTGTAAAATGCAACTTAACTCCTAGATATATCTTATATACGTCAAATCCTCCATATGCCATACTAATCTATCAAATACTTATAACAAATTGGGAAATGGTCTTTCATATGTCTTGATAACTGGTGAGTGACCATTCTTGTTTCTGCTTGAGCATTACTCTTACTCCTTAAATTACAAACTCTACTAAATGCAAATACACTACCTGACCATATCCACTCGGTCATCATACATTGAGGTAACACCATTCTTGCCATTTCAGGTGCTATACCTTCTTCTAACATATAGTTATAAGTTCCTTTACAAGTATCTATTAATTCTGTAATATCAAATTCAATTTCTTCATCACTTGAACCTTGTTTAATACTCTTCTCTGGTTTCTTTCTCCACATAAAAGGTATATAAAACTCTGGTTTATCTGAAACATATCGTCTACTCACTTCGTTCCAACTTAAACCTACTTGATGTTTAACTAATTGTCTTGCAACAAAGATAGGTGCTTTAATTCTAAATGATAGAAAGGCGTGAGCAAATGGTGACCAATGTCCGTGCAATGCCAAATACTTAATTAACTTGTCATCTTTTTCATCAAGTACATCTTTTCTTTTTGCAAATGATACTCTAGCAGCATTTACTACTGATAGGTCAGTACCTAATTTATCTATAAGTTCTATGTCCATTATTCTCCAAATCCATCTATTGCTCTTGCGTGAAAAGGATTCTCTTTCTTTTCCTCTTCTTTCAATTCATCATATTTCTTTTTCTTTTTTTTATATTCTTCTTCTGTTAAACTATGCCAACCTATACAAAGTTGTGTTGGTGACCTTCCACATTGACATACAGACATTTTAAAATAACTTCCCTATTTTATATACTCCCCATAATGCCATAAAGACAAATAAAGCACTTAACACTCCACCTTCAAACAAAGCAACTAATGTAACTCCTGCCCACAATACATAGAACACTAAAGATTTCCAGTTCATAAAGAACCAAACTAATGCTAATCCAATTACTTTTAAATATTCTTTTATCATTATGGTAATACTCCAGGTTTGCCACCCTTTAACAGGTTTAGTTGTGCTGATTGATGTTGTATTTTTTCTTTGAGTTGTTTTGTAATTAGACGTGCTGTAGTTTCAACTTCAATAGTATTTTCTTCACAATATTTAACAATAGCATCCACATATGACATATCTTTATGCCTTTTTACTATGTCCTCTATGATTAAAGAAAATTCTTTTGAGTTCATTTTATTACTATAACATATTTATTAGCAAATGTAAAGTGTGTAGTTTCTGTTGCCACGTACTACACAACGCCGTTTGCCTATTAACTAGGCAGCAAGAGCATAACTTTCGTTAGCTTTTATATGTTTGTCCTTTAAAGTAGCAACCTACTATCTAACTCCAGTTAGTTTTGATTGTGAATCGATTCCAATATCATCCCCCATAAGCACACTTGAAATCAATGTGTTTATGGTGGAGATGCCGAGAATTGCACTCGGGTCTTCTCCAACTATTATCTATCCTTCAACGTCAAATTCATTATAAACTTATTCCTTGTTTCTTTGGCATAAACTTTAAATCAAATGACTTGTATAACATACAAGATTCCATTCCATTCATTGTTGACATAACTACAAGTGATATTGTTTGTGTAGGGTCAACATAATAACTTACTATAAAAACTGGTTCACCATCTGGTTTAGCTCTATCTCTACCAACAGAAACATTAACCAAAGTCATTTCATTCTTTTCTATATATGCAAGTACACTTTCACTAGTTCCACATATAACAGGCATTTGTAACCAATATAATTGCCCTTGTTCACTTGGCATTTCAGGCAATGGTGATGTTTCCTGCTCCGCCATAGCAAATGTGCTCATAGTTATGAGTACTGCTCCAAATATTATTGATTTTAACCTTCTTAACATAAGTGACCTCTCGTGGATAATCTCTAGCCACTTTGTTAATGATTTTGCTTGATTTTATCTTTGTTTAGTTCTTCGTAATATTTATAAAAGTATTTGATTGCTTCTTCTAGTTTTGGTTCAAATATTTTTTTATCTTTGACAAAAGAACGCATTGTGCCGTCTTCGCCTGCCATTAATATAACTAATTGTTCTATGCGTTTGCCAAATAGCTCTTCATACATAATTGCATAGGCAGTTGTTTGGACAAAATAGTTTTCTATCCAATCTTCTTTACGTTCCTTGTTCGCTGTCTTGAAATCTATTACTGATAACTTGCCATTGTACTCAGCAACACAATCAACTTGACCTGCAATGGTCAATTTATGACTGTACATAATCTCTTCTAGTAAATGTATGTTATTAATTTGTGCTAGATATGGCAACATCAATCTAAACATACCTAAAGGTAGTACATCCCTAATACTTGGTGTTTCACCTTTGATATACTGTTCAACAAGTGTATGAGTTGCTTTGCCTCTACGTGCCGCTCTACCCATTTCCCAATTGGCTGCTTCTTCACCAACTGCTTTTCTCCACTTCTCTAATCCTGCTTTTTTCTGAACACCTAAAACTGTAGTGATAGATGGATAGTTCTTGCCATCTACATCATAGAAACGGAAACCGTTTATACGTCTACCTTTTGTTTTTGGAAGTTTTGTCTTATCAATATTAATCCAAGTAAATTTATCTGCCATTATTTGTTCCTCAATTTCTTTCTTAATACACTAATTCGGTGTTTGATACCATCTATTGTTGTGTACATCCATCCACAATCGTGTGGTTCAATTTGAGTTCTGAACCACTTGATTGTATCTTTTAATACTTCAATCTGTTTTTTTATACTCATAATCATATAATAACATTATATTGCCAATTTGTCAATGCTTATTACGTACCCTTTTGAGCGTACATATCAATGATTTTATTACGTTCATTGACTCTATCATCATCAATAATTTTAACCTCTCAACTAGGGTCATATGGCTCATATATCGTCTTTCCATCAGAATTTCTATAAGCTCTTAATATCTGCTTTCTATTATCTTCTGAATTCTTATATGAGCAATGGATCCAACCGCTATTCGGTTCATCCACATTGTGGTATTCTAATATCAGTTGGTCAAAATCTAAATTATCAATGATGTATTTTGCTAGTTCAGCATTTGGTAACCCAAATATTTCAAAATCAGCGGCTTGCCCTTTGGCGTGCTGTGATTTTAAACTTGAACCTATCTTAACACATAACTCTGGTGAACGGTACCCACTTGATACTGATACTACTTTACCATAATGTGTTCTAATAGGTTGTAGTATGTTCTCACACAATTCTTTTAAATTATCTTGGTGGTCTTCACTAGGATTATTACTAATGCCGTGTCTTTCAGCGGTTTGGCTTTTAACCATCTCCGACAATGAAAAGTTTTCGGTTAATCTCATTTATTATCCTCTTGTTAACTTTAATAGTTTCTCTATTTGACCTTTTATAATCGGTCCTCTATTCGGCCAATGTATATAAGGTTCATCACTTTTTTGTAAATTATATAAAAACGGTAACACAATCTTTTCAATATCTTTAAACCTTGCTTTAATAGACTCATCATCTATCTCTTTTGTTATCGTTTCTTTATCGTTCACTATCTGCATAATTTCGTTCATCATACTTTTAATAGAAGAAACATCTGACTTAACTTTAGATAGTTCTATGTTTGTACCTTCTACTACTTTAGGATCAATGCTTGGCGTGTCTGATGGTTTAGATGATACTGGAGTAAAACCCCAATCGTTATCTAAATCAAATCCACGCATAAAATCAGGTATATCTTTATCTGCCATTTGTTTAATCCTTATCTTTTAAAATGTAGTGCCTTTTTAGCGTGTTTGGCTCTCGCTTGTTCAGTTTTAACTTCCTTTATGCCTCTACGTCTATGGTGTTTTGCAAAAGAGCTATTTGGATGTGCTTCTGCAATCTTCTGATTTACTTCCTTCCAACCTTGGTCGGTCTTATGAGTTATCCCTTGAACACCAGATACTATATTTAGGGGAAATAAGACTTGTCTAACGTGTGGGTTCTTCTCTAACATTTCTTCCATTTCTGCAATCATCATAAAGTCTACCCATTGTTTACCTGTCTTCTTATTTTCAAACGTGTATCTAGGCATTGAG